TTATTAGGCAGTTCCTTCTTGGGTACGGATTCCGTAGCCGCTTCTACATTTACTTTCTTGCCCTGCGGTAGTTTGCCCTGTGCTTTCGTTTCTGTGCCATTAGGGAAAAGGCGGTCTAAAGTCTCCTGTGGGGCTTTACCATTTACCGAGTTCCCATTCGGGCGGAAGTTGCCTCTGGTTATGCCGTTTTCCCTCAGTATTCTTCTGGCTTCTGAGCCTTTAACACCTTGGTTTTCAAATCCGTTTTCTCTAAGGATTCTGCTAAGTTCACGACCAGTATAATAATCGAGAATGTCATCTTCTGATATAGCAGTTGGCTTAACCGCCTGTTGCTCTGTTCTCTTAGGCAGTTCCTGCCTACTTGGTGCAGGTTCCTCTGCTTTGACCTGTGGCTCGGCAGTCATTTCTATCTTTTTAGGAAGTTCCCTAACGGTTTCTGCTGGCTTTGTTGCGCCACCACCCTCTCTTAATTCTCTCAGAATCGCTTCGGTATCAATAGTGTCAGCAAAACTTTCTTCCTGCTCAATATAGTATTTAATAAGGTCTTCGCTATATTCTGGGGTTTCTTTCTCGACACTTCTGAGAACGCCACCGTTTTTGTTGATGTACAAATCGTCAAGATATTTAACATAATTCTGCACATCTTTTCTTGGCAGTTTCGTTTCTGCGGCAAGGTCGTTGATGCTAAGATACCAATTATTTTTCTGATAACGGTCTACGATTTCTCTTAAGTCATCAATTTCTTTGTCAATTCGTTTCTTGACGCTCGATGCTACTTCTTTGGAGTTAGTCTTTGACATACGAGCCTTTAATTCATCGACATATCCTTCCTTAAATTCGTGAGGTTTTTTAGGGTCAATAATGAGGCTATGGGTTTCGCTATCAAAGTGCATATCTTTTGAATTTCTTACCCATTCTCTTATCTCGTCTTCTGACCTTCCAGTTGCCTTTGAAAGTTCTAATACAGGGCTGAACACATCTGGCTCTACAACATAACGTCTGAACCTGCTTTTCTTTAAGTTCGCATTTATGGTATGAAGGTCAACGCCAGTAAGTCTTGCGACATCTTTATTAGACAATTTTGTCGAATCTTTTATGCCAGCCTTCTTGAGAATAGAATTAACACGAGCAAGTGCTGCGCTTTCGCCCATAGAGTCTTTCCAGCCAGTAAATTCTGAAATGAATTTAGGAGTAAATGGTGCATTCTTTTTAAGATGGAACTTCGCTTCAGTCCTTGTTGTCAGCGCATTGTCTTGGAAATCACGAGCCATTTCTCTTAATACAGCCATCGCTTGATTTACGCCTTTAATGCCGTCTCCATAGGCTTTCGTTTCCTCTATTTTCAGCGGTTTCCACGCCTGTTTAAGACCCACTGCTTCAAGACCTTCTTGCGGAAGACTTGCGCTTCCTCTTTTTACTGGATTTTTGCCAAGAAATGCATTTTTATCAAGAGCCTTGAAGCCCTTATAATCCATTCCTTTTATTTCGTTTGCTAAATCGAGCCACTTTTCTCTGGCGTTATCAGAAGTAGCGGCGCTGGCTCTGTCGATTAACGAATTGTAAAACGCTTCCTGTTCCGTAAGTTTCTGATTTTTACGGTTTATCTTTTTGCCATAATCTATGTTTCTTAATGATTCGGCTTTAACAGTTGCATTTCTTATAGCATCATCACGCTCGAAATTTTCTATAAACCTACGCTCTTTTGGTGCGCTTTCCGTCTCGACAATCTCTTCTACTTCGTCGTCAAAGTCTACCTCTTCTTCTTTCACCTTGCTGTTCTCTAAGTCTTTTCGCTTCTTTAGTTCGTTTGCCTTCTTTTTTATTTCGGCTTCAGCACGCTTGCGAACCTTATCAGAAAGCTCTGAATATTTAGCATCATCGCCGTTCTTTTTATATTTGAACAACTCGTCAATCTCGGTGTCAGATGCGTAAGAGTGGTTTTCTTTTATTTCCTTTAAGAGCGCTCTGTCCTCACCTCTTTCAATGATATTCTTCATACCATCGAAGTCGCCAGACTCTCTTAAGTTATACAGTTCCTCAATCTCATCGCCCGTCGCATTTGGATACTTATTCTGTAGATTTCTAATATCAACTTCTTTTGTATTCCCACTTGATACGGTTCTGTGCTGAGCATTTTCTGAAACGTGCGGAATTACTTCTCCTTTGTGGCTTTTATCTGTTTTGGCAAGTCTGCTATTGATTCGTCCATATAACTTTTCATAATCGCCCCAATCGCCCTTTCTCGCATACTCCATAAGGGCTTCCCTCTCCTCATTAGTTGCCCTATCACCAAGTTTGTTTTTAATGTCTCTCTCTATTGTTTTGAGGGTTTTTTCTGGGTCGTTATTATCTGCTGGCTTATTCATCTCCGCTTTCTGCGGTTCGATTTCCTTGACAGATTTGCGTGGCGTTTCTTCCGTTACTTTAGCAGGTTTCTCTGCCTTTTGTTCAGTTCGAGGAGCAGGGGTAGTCGGTTCTACAATCTGAGAAGTATTGGCTGTTCCACGCTTGTTGATTTCTTCAATTAACGCATCGGCTTTCTTCCAATTCTTTTTCTCCACATAGCCTTTAAGTTCTTTTAAGTCTTCTTCCGTAGCGTTTTTCCCAGCCTTTTCTTTATAACGCTTGAGAATTACTTCATTACCGTTTTCTCTTGGCTTCTTATTTGCCGAAGTCGGCTGTTCTTTAGGCGCTTCAACTTCTGTTTGCCTTACAGGTTCGGGCTGTATTTTTCTTGCGTAAACCTCTTCGCTAACAGTTCTGTTAGGTTCTACGCTATAGAAATAATCATCCGAAATTCCTTTACCAGATGCGTTCTGTGCGGTCTGCCGTGTGGTTTCCTTATTAACAGTGTGAACGGTTTCGCCCGAAGGGGTTTCATTTGATGCTTCTTTATTGAATCTCTTTACATACTCTTCTTTGGTTCTCTGATTGATTCCTTTTTTAGGGCGTTTAGCCTTTGTATAGGCTTCAGCAGTCTCTTCTGCGGTGCTTCTGTTGATGCCAAGAATTTCCTTTAATTCTTTCTTGGTAGTCTTGTCGGAAACATCTAAGCCTCTTCTGCGTGCTTCGGCAAGCAATTCAGATTTGGTAGTGCCACTGTCATAAACAAATTCTCCGTTTTGGTATCCTTTGAATTTCTTATTGGACATACGAGAGACGTTCTGGTATTCCTGCATAAACTCATCAGCCTTAGCATCAGAAGCATTCTTCAGTTTGGATATGTCACTTCTATCCCCGAAACGAGTCTCATCAAGTCCTTTAACCCTATCAAGAAGAGTATCTAAGTATTCATTTCTCGAAACAGCATCTGCTAAAGTATCAGTAGCGCTCTGACCTGTGATGGCTCTTGCTTCTCTACCGATTCCTCTTATCTGGCTACCAATACCGACACCTTCCATAGCACCACCTACAAGGAAGTCAAGAGCCGTATCTTTAGCCTGCTGTTTCCAGAAGTCCTCGCCTCTTAAACCTTCGCCGTAGTTGATTAGAGCGTTCTGACCAAAACCTAATGTGGCATCTGAAATAGTTTCCTTCACAAGTCCTCTGCCGATGTCCTGTGCCGCCTTTGTTCCTACTGACTGACCTATTTTACCAAGTACGGAACTACTTTTTATAGCCTGCCCTACTCTTGTGCCGTTCATTACTGCATTGGTGGCAGAATCAAGTTGGTTGCCAAAGCCACTACGCATTAAGCCATAGTTAAGAGCCATACCAGCCATTCGACCTGCACCTGCCGATATTCCTTGGTGTCTCTGTTCCTCATAAGGATTATCATAATATGCACCATCGGAAATTCTTTTGCCAGTAGCAAGAGTAGCAACAGCACCTAAAGGCGAATTGTCAATGGTGGAATCCATAGCATTGGATATGAACTTACCCATAGGATTGAAAACCTTATCAAATACGTTATTGCCCTCTAACGCTCCAGATAATCCTCTGTTCTGAATGTCTTTGGCTTCTGTTGAAAGGGAGTGATGATTGCTGGAAGTACGGACACCAGCCTTTTTGTCTTTTTTAACCTTATCTACACTCCACTCTTTCTTAAGCGTTTTGCCTGCGTTTTTTACATAATTGCTGGCTTTAGTTTTCGCAGTTGAATACTCTTTGGAATAGTCTTTGCCACTCGTTCTGCCAACATTATTTCTGCTATCTGCTGAATATGCTTTCTTGTTAGAAGAAGTTTTAGCGACAGTTTCTCTCTTAATCGTTTTAGCCGCATTGTTTGCGGATTCGGACTTTTTAGGCAAAGGCACTCCATTAGTCTTCTTATTGGTTGTAACTTGAGTTTTACCTCTTCTTGGATTTGCCATCTTAAGTCTCCTTTATCTATAGGATTTGACGTTATATGTTCTTGCTTTGCTTGTTCCACCACCAGTAGCACGAGTGGTTTTCTTTGTCGGTGCTGTGAAGTTCTTGTACTTCTGTGTTGTTGCTCCACCGCCTGTTGCGGTTCTCTTGCCATTCGCAACTGATGTGCCACGGGTAACTGTAGGCGGTGTATATGTCGCATATTTAGAAGATGCAGAATATCCCTGTTTAGCAACTGCTGTAGGCTTGGACTGGAACTTAATTTTGCTTAAAGCCTGTTTAGCAACATCAATAGTTGTACCTACTCCTTTAGCGATAACCTGTGCCATTTGGTCGGAAGTTAATTTATTACCAGTATCATCGTAATAGTATCCGTCACCGCCAGAATAGTATCCACCACCACTACCGCCATAAGACCTTGCCGCCGCTAAAGCCGCCTGCTGTTCTGCTAACAATTCTTCTCTTGCCTGCTGTGCGAGTTTCAGATAGGTGTCGGCTAACTGCTGGGCGATGTTTTTACTGTTGTCCGCTATCTGCTGGTCATACTGCATATTAGTGGTGTTAATAGTGTTGTTCCTTGCGTTCTCGTTGTTGTACATATTGCCCGAATACTGGTTCATCAGTTTCAGTAAGGCTGTCTCACTTGCACCACCAGTCACTCCAAGGTTGGAAAGTTTCTCTGGCATAGCCATCTGATTCTGCCTGTACATCGTGTAGTAGTTTTTGGCACTGTTGTCATAGTTGCGGTTCGTCAGAGCATTGGCATTTGTCCTTGCGTTCTCTATGGCTTGGAATGTACCGTCATTCACCAGTCCGTTGGCGTAGTTCTGATACATCGTGTCATAGCCAGCCTTGATACCCTTTAAAGCGGCTGAATTTGTCTTGATGGTGTTTTGGAAATCCTGTAAATACTTATCTGCTGTTGTGCTTGCCATTTCAGTTCTCCTCAAAAATTATTGGAAGTTTATTGGCTCTTTTGCCAAGTTCTTTTACATCGGTGTTTCCACCTGCTTCTATGTACGATTTATATAATTCTTTGAACGCTGATACTTCATCTTCGGGGATGCCACCATTCTGTATGTACTGTTTCGACAGGAATAGCAGTTTCTCTCTTACAAGAGCGAGTACCATCAGTTCAAACGGTGTTTTCTTCTTCCTCTTTTTCCTCTCTTGGTATACGTTATTTATTAGTACCCAAAGACCTTGTGAGCCAAATACTATGGCTATTATCTCAATGAGATGCTGATTCATCGTTCACTCCTAAAATAATTAAGGGGCAGAGCGTTAGAGACACAACCACTCAAGCCAATTAAAATAGTTAAGGATTGCCCTGCCCCTGTTTTGCTATATTGAATTAAGGAATCTCTGGAACGCTAATGCGGTCTTTTCTCCGAAGTAACCGTCTGGTGTTCCACAGTTGAATCCCTTGTTGTTCAGATATTTCTGTAAGGCTATGACGGTATTCTTTCCCATATATCCGTCTACTGTAGCACCTACTACCTTCTGTAATGCTCTTACTGCCGCAGACCCACCGCTTGCTGTTGAACTGAATGAGCAGGCAGGTGCTATGTTGGAAAGATACTCTTTGCAGTTAGTCAACTGATTTGACAGGACTCCATCTGCATAAGTACCCAACCACTTCTGCATTCTTCTTACGGACTCACCATAGAACTTACCGTCCTCACCAATGGGAACGCTTGCTGTCCACAGGAGTGCGATTCTGCCCCTCATAGAGTCCTCATAAGAGTACCAACCATCGTGACATCTGAATCCCGAATCCTTTGTGTAGAGCCAATGCTTACCGTTCTGATACTTGTAATCGGTGAAAGCCACATAGTGACCGCCAGTAGTCCAGAGTGTCCCATCGGGAGCAGAGCCGCTTCTGAATAAGATAACTCCTACTCTGTTGCCTTTGGAAACTTCAGCCCAGAACGCTGGCATATTGTCGATTCTCTTGACCTGTCTTAAGCCGAAAGCCTTTAACCCTGCATCTATTCCATCCCATCTTGTACCATTACCTGCTACGGCATAGCCTTTCATATATGAGTAGAATGTAAGCGGAGTAGCACTTGAGTATTTACTCTGTTCTATCTGGCAGTGAGTAACCGCTACAAGACCACAACCGTCAGATGATACTGTGGAATTGCTTGTAGGATAGGGTTTGCTTCCCCATCTTGAATCGTACTGTCTATATACCCTCGTATTCATCTTCTGTCTCCTTTGCCATAAAATCCTCGCCTATCATCTTGCCGTCTGCGATTTTCTTCTGTTCCTTTAACAGCCTTGTATATCCAGTTCCAAGACAGGCTTCCTCTGTGTAGTCGTTGTTGTAGTAGGTGTTGATTGCCACCACGATGAAGTTGACTACCATAGATGCTATCTTGTAGATAAGGTTAACTGTTTCGCTGTCGAAGGAAGTAACATCCGTAACCGCAAGAGCCGTGTTGATGGATACAGCAATCGCTAAAATAGTTCTTAAGATTGTTCCCTTGTTCATTTGATTTCACCTCATTTCCCAAATGACATATAAGAGTGGTGCTGAATATATAAAAGAAATGACTCCCACGAGGAGAGCCAGTATGATTATTATTGTTTATTTCATTATTTCCATCTGCCTATAATGCGTATTACTGCACTTGTTTCTCCGCTGTTCCCGTTTCTTACTATCGTTAAAAATGCCTTTTCCGAGGAATAATTGGCATTTGCGACCCAGCCGACGTTACCGCCTGCTTTTATAACGTTGGAGTTAATGCGTGGGTTTGTAATACTGAAAGGGAAAGCAATTTCCCAATTGGGGTTTGTATAATATAGCCCTGTACTTAAATATGAAACCCAAGTAAGGCTTGATGTGGTAGCCAGCCCCCAGCACTCAACAATTCCGCTGTTCCACTTTCTGTATGTCCATATACCGTTTGTACCTTGCTCTACGATGTAATCGTGGCTTTCTAAAGCATCTATCCTCGTACCGTAGTCGCCCTCGCCTAACGCTTCAAACACATTCTTTAAATCTTCTCTTGTAACAAGATTGCTGTTGGCCATTATTTCCACCTGCCTATTATTGATATATATAAATCTATCGGTCTGCCCGTTGATGTCGTACTGAATATAAGTACGGATATGGTCGTGGCATTTACACTTAATAGCGTAGTTCCTCCGACATTTCCAGTTTTTGCTGATACCTGCGGATTATCGACCGAAGTCAGCACGCTCGGCAAATTGACGTTTAATGTTCTGTAATAGCCAACACCTGCACTTGTGTATGCGGTTGACGAAGTATCGGAATAAGTCCCATATACTTTACATAAACCGCTATCCCATTTCCTATATTTCCATATACCGCTTGTACCCTCTTCGACTACCCAGTCCACAGAGCCACGGAAGTTTCTGTTTAAACTGTCAAGAAATGCGTTCAACTCCGCTTCTGTCATTGATGGTGCTTTGACTCCTGTCTCGTTGTCGTCTGCTATACCAAAGAACTCTACGGCTCTTTCTGTTTTTGAAATGTGGATAGCAACACCGCCCTGTGGAAGTGTAATGGTCTGTGTAGCCGATATGTCGTTTGCTGTATCGGTAACTGTTACTACTGCCGAACCTGTCGAACTGATAGCCAACTGTACTGGGTCTAATGCGATTTCACCACTAAACACTCCAGTCTTGGTAGTCGAGTATGTGGCATCGCCTGTTACCGTGATAGTCGCAGGGTTTATAGTTCCGTCTGCTTCAAGACCACCGTTCCACGAGAAGGATATTTTCACATAATCGCCAGACAGTTTCTCGTTGCCACTTGAGTCACATCTCACAGCCACCGCATTTTTAATTGATGGTGAAGTATATGCAACTGTCCAAACCGCATACAGAGTGACCGCAGAGTTTGCCGTGTAAGTACCGCTTGGGTTATACTCAACACCACCAGTATCTGTAGTAGACCAGCCTTGGAAGTTATATCCCGAATATGTGGGAATACCAGACGAAAGTGTTAAGTCTACTCCATAAGTCTTGGTCTGACTTGCAGGTGCGTTAGTACCGCCATTAGCGTTATAGGTTACTGTATAGGTAACAGGTGTCCACTTCGCATATAAGGTAAGTGCGGCGTTCGATGTGTAATTTGCACCTGCGGAATAGTTTGTTCCTGTACCGCTTGAATTGGTGTTCCATCCGTTGAATGTATATCCTGTTCTTGTAGGCTGTGTAGTTGATAAGGTAAGAGTCTCACCATACCACTTTGTCTGTGATGTTGGAGCACCCGAACCGCCATTAGCGTTATAAGATACCGTATATGAAGTCTTTGCCGATACGCTTACTGCACAAGAACCTGTAGGTGGATTATAAACGGTACTGTAAGGATTGATTCCACCAGTAGCAGTGAGTGACTGGGTTGCGTGAGTCTTGTTGATGGTGAAACTTGCAGACCCCATAGTCTGTGCTGACGTAGAAGTCGTAAAGCCGTGGGTGAAGTATTTTGTCGTACCATTTAATGTTATCCAACAGTTGTTAGATGATGGCGACCCGTCATAAGTCTCTCCGTTTCCGTAGTATGTCATAGTGACGCTTACAGTTGCCGAAGATACTCCATTTGAAGTTGTTGTATATGATAGTTTTACCGTTCCTGCCGCCATTAGACTCTCCTTATTCCGATACCGCCATTGAACTCAATTATCTCCAGTTCACCGATACGGATAGCATTATGTATTCGTGCTGTGTTAATATCCAAGGCACTCTCGTTAGTGGATGTATCTATATACGCTACCCTCTCATCGTCCTTTATGAAGTCGATTCCTGTTGGTATGATTTTTACCGCAGATAGTGTATGTTCGACACCGCCCGATTCTCCAGTAGTACCGATGAATACCGTACCTGCTTCGTTATTGATTCTGACTGAATTGCCTATATCTTCTAACTGCTGGTTAATATCTATGATGGCATCTGCCGCCTGTGATGCCGTAGAATTTGCTGAAGTTGCAGTCTCGTCCGCTTGATGTGCTAACTCATAGGCTTGCATAGCCGCATCGTAAGACGATGACCTTGAGACTTCCGAGAACTCTGCTGTGCCATCTGAATAATAGGTCAACTCAACTACATACAGGACTCGTGTATCCCCTGCCGTATAAGTAGGCTCGCTATCCACCCAAGTGCCAGCCGTTCCAGATGTATCAGTAGGTGGCTGACCTTTAGTAGATGGAAGAACCATAGTGCCTTTAGTCGGTGCTGTACCCATAGCAGACTGGAGTTTGTAGAACCAATAGCAGGCATCTATATCCACTGATGTAAATAATGTAATTGATGCACTTGCTTTAACTGCCATATCAAGCCTCCAACTGTGCTGAAACTACCATCTTGTTACTGATGTCTCCTGCGGAAATAGCCAATGTCTTTGAAGGTGTATTCACCTTTGTTCCGTTTTTGTACCAGTAGATAGTTCCAAGAGTTCCGCATACTCCTGAATTAGTGATGGTCTGTTCTACTCCACCGAGGAATACTCTTGCGGTTAAGGTGGTGCTTCCTGTCGAGTTCTTGAATACTGTGCCTGCACTTGACTCAATGGTCATATATACGGCATCCTGTCCAGCCTCGCCTTGAATACCCTGTTCGCCCTGTATTCCCTGTTCGCCTTGAATGCCCTGTTCACCCTGTATGCCCTGCTGTCCAGTCTTTGCTACAGAGATAGATACCTTTTTGGTGAAACTGATACCGCCTGTGATGGTGATAGGAATTGAAATCTCGCCGCCTACACAAGTAGTCCCTACATTTAATGTAATGTTAAGACCGCTTTTGGTAGCCGTAACTCCTGTGATGGAAGCGATAGTGCCTATCGTCACATCGGAAGTTGTTAATGCTGTACTGCCTTTATAAGCCTGTACTGTTGTCGTAAGAGTAGTAGCCGTAGACACCTTGCCACTGGAATCACCCAAAAGTGAAAAGGCATCTGCTGTAAGACTCACCGAATAACCGTCTGTAAGGTCTACTATCGTGATTTGGTCTGCTGATTTTACTGCCATTTGTTTTCTCCTAAATGTTCAATTCTGCTATGAATGTTATCTTGGTATCTACTTGGTCTGGTGTGAGTGTAAGGCTGAATCCGTCATTGGATAACTTACTGTCTGTGCTTGGTATGATGTGGAACTCCGATTCACCGAATCTCTGCCAGTACCATTTGATGTTTGCTGTTGAACCGTACTTGGCTACTAAATCCGTCTGATTCGTTATCCTTAAATTCCCTGTATATACCGATACAGTTAAGACTGTAGATACCGCATTATTTTTAAAGACATTTCCGTGTGAGGAATCTATCTTGACTACTGTTGCATCCTCTCCGTCAAACTCTCCAGAGTCCATCCTCTGTTGCATATCTGTTACTGCTGATGAAGCGGAACTTGCTTGTGATGAGGCTGTGGATATGTCTGATAAGAGTTCTGATAGTGGTTTGCTACCAAAGACTACTTGATTACCGCCTATCGTGAGAGTCTCCGTAAGAGGATTGAATAAGATGTAAGCGTTCTCACCGCCGATATGCTGGGGTACGTCCTCGCTGAACTCAATGTTCTCTCCGTACTTTGCAACGGTAACACCTCTCGAATCCTGTATCTCTACGCCTGTGTTGGAAACCAAGACCTTGTATGACTGGTTGTCTTTCAGTACATAGAGTCCGTCATTCGTGAGGGCTAAATGCGAGGATACATAATCTGATAACGCTTCATCTATCTCAAGTTCGTAGTATGTTGATATGTCTTCGTCTTTTGGCTCTGCTACTGGTGTATATACTCCGCCTTCAAGTACAAAATATGTCTTGTCGGGGTCTACAGTCGTGTCAGTAGTTAGGGTGTATGTTCCGTGGTCTGTTATCCAGTTAAGAACATCCAGCACCTGCTCAACTACCGCTAACTGTGATAAAGCACCGTTTGCCGAAGCGTTTGCTTGGACTGCTGACTGCCTTGCTTGTTCTGCCTGTGTTACGGCATTATCTGCGGCTGTACCTGCCCTTGTTGCTTCTGCCTCTGCTCTGGTTGCACTCGCCTGTGCCGCATCTGCACTTGCTTGAGCCGACTCTGCATCCTCTTTCGCTTCTCTCGAACTTTGGAGTGCTGATAAGGCATATTCCCTTGCACTGTCCGCTTCAGTCCTTGCATAAGAAGAATCCGATGTCGCTTGTCGTGCCGCTATCAGAGCCGCCGATGCTTCCTCTTGAGTAACACCTAATTCCTTTGCCAACAGAGCCTTGATTTTATCCCATATATAGTTAAAACTCGGCTCGCCGTAAGTCATTTGCTTAACTCCTTAAAATATATTTATTAGCGACTGAAATAACTGTAGCAGGGTCTGTAACCGCTTGCCACAAACCGTTCACTTTCTTCCACACAGACAGTTCCTTCCAGACACCATTGACTTTAAGATACGCCGTATTGACCTCGCCACCACTCGCAGTAACTACAATAGTGTGGTCTGCAACTATGTTTGTAATGGTATAACCGTAATATGTAGGTGCTGTGCCGTTCAGCGTAATAGCAACCTTGAACTGTAAAGTATCGTTGTTAGCGGCACTCGCATCATCCTTTGAATACTTAACATCTATATAGTGTTCACCAGCAGACATCGAATATGTCAAAGTCTGTATTGATGATGTGTTGTGCGATGAAGTGTTGCAAGCCAACTTATAACTGCTGTCCGTTATGGTCGCCCCACTACTCCCTGCCGAATAATAGTTATGGTTCAATGCTGTGTCGATATTACCGAAAACGCCAAAGTCATAAGCCTCTTCTGCATAGTTGATGAAAGTAAATGTTATTGTCGCATCCGTTGGCAAACTAAAGTGGACTCTGCTAACTGCGGCTGTCTTGTCAACGCCTTTATTGTCGCTCTGATAATAACCACTCGAATTAAGAGAGAAACCATAAGAGCCAACTTCTTCTACTTCATAACTCCCTGTGTCTGTTTTCTGAACAAATTGGCTTGTAACGTCAGCCCCATTGTCCTTAATAGTTATCCCAGATAAGGTATTCGTTCTTATCTCGACATCTGTGCCTTCAAGCGGATGTGTGTCTGTCGCTGTGACCGTTGCCGAAGTGCTGTTATTGATAGTAACATCATAATAGATAGGTACTGTATAGGTAACTTCTATCTCTGCACCGTAGACATATACATACGAGTTACTGTTTGTACTTGAACGCCTTAACGGAATACGAATACCAAAGTTTGAGCCATATCCTTTTAGCGTTTCCCAAGTTAATGTTGACGGTATAGGAAATGTAAAGGTCTGCACCGTTGTCGATAACGATGAGGTAACAGTCGTACTGCCTATCGAAGTAGTGCCGTTATATAAAGACATTCTGTATGATGAGGATGTACTCATATACGACTCGTTCGCCTTTATCTTGATGGTGAAGCCTGTGACCTCGGCATCGCTTGGTATGTCGCTGAAATTGAACCCTCTTAAGTAGCAGTAGTATGTGTTGGAGGTACTGTTTCTTGTATTCTGTACGGAAGCATAGGTGGTACTGTCCGTATTGGTGTACATATTGCTTGGATTTGTAACAGAAACATACGAATTGTTATTTCTATAATATGTACTCGGAACTAATCTCATCGTAGCCATTATCCCACCACCTTAATCGCTATGTCTCCGTTGTTGCCAAGACTTGATGACGGTGTAGAAGTTACTTCATATATAGTCACTAACTCTCCCTCTTCATAGAATGTCGCAGTACCGCCACCAGTTTTAGGAAGTACAACCGCAGGCACATCTGGGTATGTGGCATTTAATAATGATATTGACTGTGCCATTGTCTGCACCCCCTTAAGAGATGGTGAGAATCTTTGTTGAAGAATCCTGCGAGATTGAAGGAAGTGAAAGACTACCCTGTACCCCCAAGAGGGTCACTCCGCTTTTTATGTTGGAAGCGATTACCTTGTTCTGCTCGGCTGTTGATATGGAAACCGTACCGCCTGTGGTATATCCAGCAGGGATAGTGACTGTGCCAGCCTTTGTGGAAATAGTACCGCTTGTGCTACCGTTATTAGCCATTGAGCCAGATACTGAACCGCTTGCACCGAAGCCTGTCTTTCCAGTAAGTACATCTGCACCTGTGATGTCTGCGGATGCCGTATCATAGAACTTGGCTGTGCCACCGCCAGACTTGGGGATGTCAACTTCGGGTACGCTCTGATAAGTAACGCCATTGATTATTACATTCTGTGCCATTTGTTATCTCCTTAAGAAACTGTTAATACCGAACCATTCCACGATATAAGACCGTAGTAAGACGGTATCGGTTGGATTACTACATCGTGTGACATCATCAGCCCTTCTGTGGGAAGTGTTACTTCATAAGGTGAAGGTATAACCTCATAAGCACCGTCATATACATCGGGGTTAACGCCTCGTGTAATACTTAAACTGCCCGATAAGGTAGCACCTGCTGTAAGAACACCGCTTAATGTAGCCGATGGTGTCAGCACGCCTGTAAGTTTAATTGTCTGTGAAAGGTTGCCCTGCATTTATCCCACCTCTGGTATAAGTGTGAATTTTGCATTGTTGATGAAAGTGTCTACATCGCCGTTTGAAAAGGTCATTTCCAAATCGTATACATAATCTCCGAAAGGTAAGTCTGCCGTGTCTGTTGGCTCTAAAGTAAGAGTCATCGTTCCTATAGGCACTCCCTTTGTAATTAGCGGAGTCTGGTCGATATACTGTGTCTTTCCAGAATCCATCTTGTTATGTTTCAGATAAAAGTTTATCTGGTCGCCACTCGAAGGGGTGTACACCTCGTCACCGTTCATAACGGTTATTTCTGCTGATAAGGTATCGCCCCTCGTGAGTTTTATTGATGTTCCCGAAATGCTGTACATTTGCTGTCTCCTTATTTAGAGAAGTTGCCGACAGAGTAGGTCTTCGTGATTCCAATGATACCGAAAGGCTCAAACATTCCGTTGTTCTGTACCCTTATCTGCAACCTCTTGTATTTCTTGACTTTCTTCTTTGCGAAGTCGTCATAAGCCGTTATGTCTAAAGGTGCGTAACTTGCCGCCACCCAATCAAAAAACGGAGTAGTGAAAGTGTCTAATGACTTCAAAGTTACTCCGTCCTTTATAAGTGTTACTTCTGCTGTTGTTCCCTCGCTTGCGAGGAGTGTTACTACATTTCCCTTCTTATTAAGAGTCTTGAATCTCTGGACTGCCCTGTCAGAATCAAGTGGTGTAGCCCACTCGCAAGGTATCGCTTTTGTGTCTGCTGTCGCTATCAGTTTCAGTTTGCCGTTCTCCCATACCGCCTGTCCGTTATCACAGTATTTCGTGTTATCACTTACATCGGTATTGAACTTGCAAATCTTACCGTCCTCTGTACCGAAGAACAATTCCTCTTGATAGGTAGCGAAAGTAACGGCTGGTATGTTTTCCCAGTAATACGCTTCATACTGATATGTCGCATCATACTTGTACTGCCTGTTCACGTTTCTGCCATCGAGTACATAACAATGCTCGTTCACGCATAGCACGTAATACTTGTTCCAGACAATACCGCAGGCTTTCTCAAGATGGGGTTCTTTAGTGAGTTTCTTGTCGATGAACCTTGACCTGTTCCTAATGGTCTGCTCTGTTGTTCCGTATACATTACCGATACCGAATATGCCTGTATGAGCAAGGAACATTGGCTCGCCTATCAAGGTTGAAGCAGACTGTGGTGCTATCGCTCCAGTTACAGCAGATGTCGGGATTACCATAAAGTACATAGACTCATCAAGGTAACTTCCCTTTATCAGATACATAGTGTTGTCCAGTACGGTATTACCCTTAACTACTGCAAGATAGTCGCTTACCCTCTGCATAGTCACTATGTCGTTATCATCGTGTCCGACCTGTACATAGTTGTTATCGGGGAAGTAGTTGGGCTTATCCACCTGTGAATAGTAAATTCTGTTCTTGTGCATACCGCCTGCGAGGAATACTCTGTCGGGTTTGGTATGTCCAAAAATTCCGTAAGCCCTTGAAGATAAGATGTCGTTGAGGAACTCTTTATCAAGCCCTCTTGCTACATTCCTTCCCTCATACTCTACCTGCGTGTTATCCCACTGTTCAAAGGTCACTCTGATGTTGTCCTGCCCTGCTACAAGAGGTGGTTTAGCGGCGTTAAAAGTTATGCTTGCATCACACACAAGCACCTGTGCTGTTCCGCTTCCACCAAAGGTAAGACCCTCAATAGTAGTAGACCCCGATACGGAATAGTCCGTACCCTGTGCAAGTGTCGTCCAACCAGTAGCCGTTAACTGCTGAACTTGTAATGTGCTACGCACGATGTACTTTCTGTTGGCATCGCCTCTTAAGTTCGCTGGATACAGATAGAAAGTTCTGTCGGTAGTATTACCAAGGAAACTGAAAGTCATCTTGGGGTTAAGGATATTCACCGCTTCAAGGGATGTACCGCCTGTGCCATTAGGTGTGATTCCTATAGTGGTTTCGGGTACATAAGCATTAGTTCCCTCTACTCTGTCGAATATCGCTACATCATTCTCAAGCAACTTATACATTCCATAGGTCTTCGTCACATTGTACAGAGAGTCTCTCTTTGACAGTATGCAGTACAAAGACCCTATAAAGGTAAATGCTACGCAGTCTGTGATTACATCGTTAGGAAGCGAAAATAGGGTGGTAACAGCGTATCCTGTGTCAAAGGTATAGTCCGTTCTGTGATGGAGATAGAATACTCCGTGTTCGGCTATTACCCAGAGGTCTGCCATAACATATTCGTTTCCCCTGTTGTCTTCTCCGTCCTTGGTCAGTATCTTGAGTATCTTGCCTGCGTTTAGGTCTTGTATGACTCTCCAGCCCAGCCTCTTTACAGGGTTTGAGCCATCATCGGAAATCATATTCAGCCCAGTAGGTGTACGCCTTGCATCGACTTCTGTTATGTCACAGGAGTAATCGACACCGCCTAAATTCTCATAACGAGTGGTATAAAGTTCGGGGGATTCTGGTACTGCCATTTTAGCCATAATATCACCACCCTATTCCAAACCACTTTGTGCCATTGATAGTCGGCTGGATAACGCCTTTGACTGTTGACAGACACGCCGTGAGTATTCTCTCCCTCTTCTGGTCAAACTCGTTCCAGTAGATGATAGCCTTTGTCTGGTCGTCATCAAGCCATAATCTGTAAGCCGCTAAAGGTGCTACAAGTTCAACAAGGTTATCTGGTATATCTATGATATGGTCGTCATCGGTATCTTCCGTGATGATGGCTGGTCTTGTGGGAATCCACGGCGTTTCTTCTGTGGATAACTCCCTCGTATAGTACGCACGAAGCATACCATATACCAAGTCATCATAAATGGTCTGTAACGCCCAGTTCACGCTGTCGATAACGATTTCGTTGTATTCGTCCATCGTTGAGTCTTCTTCAAACCCAAGGCTCTTTATTCTTCTTTTAAGTTCTGAATAAGTCATTACTTTTTCTCCTAAAAAGAAAAGGGGGCATAAAGCCCCCATAATCCCTTTAAAATTATAACTGGTCGATTTCTACGACTGCTATTGTGGTGGTTGCCGCACCCTTTACAACAACAAGTCCCTTATTAGTTCCAGATACATTCTTGAACTCCATTGAAGGAACTGCGATTGCATAAGTCTTATTAGCAGTAATGGAAACTTCGAGGTCTGCTACGCCCTGAATGTGGTCGCCCTTTACGAAAGTAACGGTGTCATTAGCAGAGCCAGTAATGAGGATGACACAATTCTCATCTACTCCCTCGAAATCAATGGTCTTGCCTGTAGTGGCAAGTGCAACAGGGGTATACTCTGCTACATTGTGTCTGATTGTTTTAACTCTTGTAATATCTGCCATTGTTCGTTCTCCTTTCTATTAAGCCTTGCAGTTCATAACAATCATCTCTTTAGGTCTTACGATTTTTGTGCCATAAAGAATGAATCCCTTAACTGCATCGGAGAAGTCAAGTTCGGGTCTGTAAGGCTCGGTGTGAATCATAGGACGAGCGAAAGCGATTGCTCTGTCGGTTCTTACCATAAAGCCATACTCGTTAGAAACGTTCTTATAGCAGTTGTTGGAAACCTTGATGTCCATACCGTCAAACTGACCGATGAGTCCGTTCTTCAGAAGAGCAGAGTTGTCAGTGTCGATAGCCGCCATAGCCTGCTTATACAGTGTAGCCGCCCAAGGTGCGAGGGTTACAGTTACCTTTGTTGACATCGGTACATCCTTTTCCATCAGTAACTGATGAGCGATAAGGAGTTTCTCAAGGATGTTGTTAGCGGTTAACTGATATGCTGTGGAAGCATCCTTAATAGCAAGATTATCTGCGGCAAGATTAGCGATTGCTCTGTCCTGTACATCTGCAAGTCCTTCGGATGTCTCTTTGGAAAGTGCTTCCATAAGACCGCCTACAGCCTGTCTCTTGTCAATATCGTCTACCTTGTAGTTGAAGTATGCCATATTGTCGATATACATAATCTGGGATGTATCTTCAACTGTTTCGGGTGCTGTGAGAGTTGTAAACGCATCTCTCTTAACTTCTGTGATTGTGGGTCTGCCTACTCCAAGGATTCTTACGGAGTCACCCATCTTCTTAACTTCGCCCTCATACTGTCTGTTGCAGTTGGAAGCGAAAACGTGAAGTCTTTCGAGTTCTCTGTTAATAGCCTCTGCCCAGACTTCGGGGATGAAATTCTTGTAAGCCATTGTTCGTCCTTTCTGTAATAGAAAAGAGAGCCTGTAGGCTTATTTCCATTTGCCCATTGACTCCCTTATCTTGTCAAAGTTTTTACTTATCTGTGAAGGAGACATAGCCTGTACCTCTTCTCGTGTGTAGAAGCCAGTTTTGGTAGGAGCACCAGTCTTTACTTTACCGATAGGCTTTGGTGGCTGACCCTTCTTCATCTGAATCGCTTCATACGCCGCTACTGCATCAATGCCCATTGTTCTGTACTTGAAGAAGTCTTCCCCAAGTTCCTCTACATCTTTGATGTTCGCATCAGAATACTTGGCTTTGATTTCTTTGAGGTCTGCGGCTTTTAGATTGGCGAACTCCAGTTGGTTCTTCTGTTCCTCAAGGGCTTCCTTCTCTGCCCTTAACTGGTTTATCTCTCGCCTCTGCTCAATGTTGCTGATTGCTTCGTCAAGCGGAATGTCCTCATAGTGTGCGTGGGCTTGGGCTATCTTGTTATCACCCTCAAACCACTGACCAAGTGCTTCGTCATATTCCTGCACCTGTGCTTCTAACTCTTCCGCTCTCTTCTGTGCCGCTTCAAGTTTTCTTCTCATCTCGGCAAATGCGGCATCACTTTTGCTTTCTTCTTCCCCGACAGGTTCGGCGACTTCCTGTTCTTCTTCGCCTTCTTCATTGGATGGTTCGGCGACATCCATCTCTTCTTCGCCTGTTTCAACTACTGATTCATCGGTGGAATAACCTGCTCCACCCATATCTGCATCTTCACTATACAGACGGTTGAAACCAATAAACGTGTTCAACATTCTTTTTTCTCCTTCTCTATGAAATTATTTATATCAACGCCTTATGCGTTCATACCTTCTCCAGCCATTAACTGCTGTATCATACCTGCGGCTTCTTCTTCGGGTACGCCTTGATTAAGCAACTCCTGCATTACCATATCTGGATTGAACTGATTCTGTGCCTGTTGCATCATCATCTGCTGTTCCATCTGCATCTGCTGGGCTTTCCTCTTGTTCATCACCTGCTGGAGTTTGCCCTTCGGTACTGATGAGTTCTCTGGCGTACACTCGATGTATTCCTCAAGGGTTATCTGTCCTAACTGTAACAGGGTATCAAGCGACTGCTGTTCTGCCAGTTTTGTCCACTGGTTGTCGGGTGATACGTCTATCATTACGGTAGGCTTAAGTCCTTCAAGGTCTTCCTGTGTGAGTGATACTGGTATCTTCTGACCATTCTCATCCTCATACTCAAAGGTGATACCGTCTGAATTGAATACTATCCAGAGGTCTACCCAAAGGAGTGATACATCTTCCACGAACTGTTTGAATCTCGATACCTGCTCATTAAGAGGTACTTGGGACTGGTCACGTACTGCAATAATAGCCGTTCCAGAAGCCTGTTCGGGGTTGATGTTACCTAATGCATAGTCCGAAGCACCTGCCAAATCCTTGGTAGTCTGTAACAGGTCGTTTGACAACTGTAAGGCATCGCTTGAGATATTCGCAGGGTTGAGATATGCAATCATCTGGTTGATGGACTGTGCAGAACCACCCTGTACTGCTATGGGAGCACCTACTTTATCAAGGTCTTCGGGGTTTCCTACAGCCGTAGCATCATACGCCAGCCTCGGATAAGCCGCCATTTTGACCGCCATTGACCGTCTTGCAAGGGTCTTATTCAGTTCCAACTGGTTGGGTATCAGCATTTCTACTTCGCCAACACCTCTTGCGGTATTAGGAAGGGCTTCCCATACATAGTTGATAACTGGATATACTGTAAGGTTGCCTTTTATCTGACCGACACCGTTCTGGTTGATTTTCGCTTCCAGAGGCTCGATGATAACGGCTTCAGTTGAACGCCCAGTCTCTACTACGCCATCGTCATTTCGGGTCATATAGAGCAGGACTGTTACCTTATCCCTTACTTCTTCCTTGTTGTATAACTGTCTCTCGGTCTTATCATCGGCACTTATCAGTTTGATGTCTTCCTCTGATACTCCGTTCTCCTTTGCGTACTTCTTGACCGCTTCCAAATCCCATCTTTCCTCGATTATGATGTAAGGCTGGTCTTGGATGTCGTCTATGTTCTCATCTGCAAAGTGGATGGAAGTATTAGGGATGATTTGAGGTGGGTCTAATGTGTTTCCATCGTGCCAATAAAAATAGGAGTCGCCCTGTATTGCGGCTGACTTTAACATTCGCCAGCACATCTCGTTCATCTTGGACTTCTCCCAGCACTGTCTCCAGTAAAGATTAAGAGCCTTATACACTTCGGCTAATTCTGGTCTGTTTTCCATATCGGAATAGTACGCAGTCATAGCGTTCTGTGCTACGGATGAAATCTTGTACTGGACTATGGTCTTTATGAAGTTAAGAACAGGCAATTCCTCGCCGAAACTGTTGAGTCCTTTCCACTGGTTGCCTACAAAGAAGTTCCAGTTACGCTCCGTTCTCTGCAAGAGCCTCTTCTTATCCTCATAATCCTTCGATAATTCAAATTTCTGCCAGATGTCAGTCTGTAACTTCTGGTCTTCGTTCTTTTTAGCCATTATTCAATGTCCTTCTGCCCAAAATCTGTACCATCATAGGCATCAATATTGTTCAGCAACGTCTCAAATTTCTTAAATTCTTCCGCTTTTGCCTTGTTTTCCTTCCTCTTCTTGAGAATTTTTCTCGGTGAGGGGGCTGAAATCACCGTTTTCTGCGGATTTTCCTGTAAAACCACGAATATCATTATGGCTTCGAGGATTATTGCCAATAAAAAAGAGAGTGCTAACACTCCCATTACTATGTCATATAACATCTATCTTGCTCCTTTTCCCTACTGGGTCGCCATTCTGACTCTTGTGTGAGTATTTCGGGAAGTATAATTCCATAGCGGTCTTCTTCGCTATCTTCCGTATCTTCGATGAATGGTATATTAGTCTGTTCCAAGCCTGTGTAGAAGCATCTACTTCGTCATCGTGCTTCCCATTAGGGAACGCCGCAAACTCGTCTATGTACTCCGTTACCCATCTCTTGTTTTTAGGAAGGTATACGTTGCCAGATTCGACTGCTCCTACTACTGCATTGGCTCTCGATATTTTACCGCCAGAGGGGTTTACCGCTATTATGCCTGTCATTTGTTTGCGTAGGATGTCAATTATGGCAGAGCCATTCGCTTTATCTTCCACAAGGGTGGTTTTGCACTGGGGGTAAAGACCCCTCAAGCGGATTATTTCTCGCATAGTATCGGGAAGATTAAGGTGTTTCTTCACTCGGTCTATCAGATACATATTGGCATTTACCTTACCCCATACCTGTATGGCTACGAAGTCATTGTCTTCTCCGTCTTTGAAAGCGGCATCGACTGACATTACCATTTCGGCTAATTCTGGGAGTTCGTCATAGTATTGCCACCACTCACGCTTGAACATAGCACCTTCAAGTGCTGTCGGATGACCTTGGAATAAGGCGTTCCACGACCTTGAGCCTTCCTGTGAGGTGTAGGCTTTCTTAAAGTCCTCTAACCACGCATTATCTTTCCCGATTTCGGGGCATAACGCATCGCCTACATTCCTGCCTAATGGGTCATTCTCCTCTGCTTCTAACGGCAGATTAACGCAGGTAACATTCTCGACATTCTCTATTATCCAGCCAGCCAAGTCATCTTCGTGCCATCTGGTCATAATGACGATTATCTTACCGCCTACCGCCATACGAGTAAGCATTGAGTTGAGGAACTCGTCTTTTATCTTCTCTCTCGTAGTCTCGGAATCCGCTTCTTCTCTGTTCTTGATAGGGTCATCTATTACGATTAGGTTGGCTCGCTGTCCAGTAATACCAGACATAACGCCTCGGCTAATCATACCACCAATATTGTTATCAAGTTCAAAGTCAAGGTCAGTATTCGGGCTACCCAACTTGATGTTGAATATCTCACCGCCGAAATCCATTATCTTCTGACGGTTTCTACGCCCGAATCTCCTTGCAAAGTCCTCTGAATATGAGACTTCTATCACTCTGCCTTTAGGATGTCTGCCTAAATACCAAGACGGTAAGGTTTCTGATATGGTCATCGACTTTCCGTGCTGTGGCGGTGTAGACAGAATCAGAATGTCAAAAGCGTGTCCTGTGTCCTTCTCTATGAAGTCCTGCGTAATATCGCAGATGTACTTGTGGAATTTGGTTGGTTTCCAGTTCCCATTATGCACATACTGGCAATACGCCGCATAATCAGACATAAGGAAAGCACGAAGCCCTCTATCCATCTGCATCACCCTCTATCATAGGTTTCGGTGGTTCAAGTTTCGCTTTCTCCCTTGCATAGCCTAACTGTTTCATCAGTTCTGCGGCTTCTTCTACGCCAAGGTCATCTGCCTTATCCCTTGAACGGTCTTCATACTTATCAGCCCAGTCGCACATATTCTTTAAGGTGAATATTGTAGAAGCGGTGTTATATGCCCCTACCATAGCACCTTCTGATAAACAGTCTGCTAATATCCTCTTATATGCTGATCGAGCATCGTTATCATCTTTTATCGCTGATGATATTATTACATTCCTTACTCCGAGCCAACGGGAAAAATTTGTCTGATTAGGGATTATAGGCATAACGCCCGTTTCGCCGTCTGGTCGAATAAAGCCTTTTACAAAGTTATTCTTCCTTATCCAGTTGGTATAGCACTCGAAAGCAAATATGGCTTCATCTGTGTCTATCGTCCTGTATCTGCCTGCGCCTTCTTTTTCTGGCAGCCCATCATATCCTCTCTGGGAAAATATATAGTCCCAACAGGCTTTTGCATCTGGGTCTAAGTCTTTATCATCTACGTTTAGAGGATTAGGATATGGTCGGTTATACCTTGCATATAAAGCATCAGCAGTGCGTATGGTTTCCTTAATATATCCCATCTGATTCTCAGGCTTTATCCTGTCCCAGTTGTGTACAACGAGTTTTCTCTCTATTATCTCGTCCTTTCTGGGATGCCCTTGCTTGCGATTCCCTTTAGCACGATTATGGTTGTACATAACCAAAGCCCTTCTCCCCTTTCCTTCTTCTTCATTTAATCCTGTTACTTCTCTTGGCAAACATAGGGGTTGCAGGGTTTAGCGGTGAAGCAGATGTTCCTCTCTGCCGTCTGTGTGCCATAGACACGTATGCTCTCTGTGTTGAGGTTAGCGGTCTTGATATAGGACTTTTAGACATACTCCTCACACGCTTTACACGAGTCATACCGCTATTAGTCTGCATAGCCATTATTTACCTCTGCTACCTATAAGGTAAGCCATTTTCTCTTCCCTTGTGAGTTTCCTCAAAGGCTGGGTCTTAATTTCTTCTTTTACTTTCTTCGCACTCTTCTTCGGTGCGGTCTTCTTCTTTTCTGCCATTATTCTCCACCTTCAGTATTCGGATAATCTTCCATCATCCAGTCAAGAGGGTCTGTTCCTGTTATGATGCCGAGTTTCGCATAGTATTTCATTTTGATAATGCTCATTAAATAGTCGCCCATCTTTATGCTCCTTTTGTTTTTCTTGAAAATTTTTTAGTACCACCCTTTTCTTCGACCCGTAGGGGTGAGTACGACCCCACCCCACCACGAATCAGTATTGAAGAAAAAAGGAGAAGTTATATGAAAACAGGTATGACCCTGTAATCAGCAAATAAGTGATGGCATATTCTCCACCCTACCATCGGGGCGTAGCAAATATGAAAGGAGGTTTGCTATGAATACCATAAGAAAAACCGCCCCAGTTACGAAGCGGTTCTCCAAAGGAAATGTTAAGTTTTGTGAAAGAAGAGCAAGTATCACTTTTGCTCAATATCATTATAGCACGAATATATGTGAGACTGGTATCAATATTTAAAGAAATATAGCCAAAACGCTTTAGCGTACTAAATCACACACAAAATCACACACAAAATCACACACAAAATCACACACCCTTCAGCCCTTGCGTATCAAGGGTTTTTGTCGTTTTTAATGGTTAAAATCACACACTATTTCACACACAAAATCACACACAACTTCACAACATCTAAAGATATAAAGAATATATATAGAATTTTGGAGATTTTTTCTGGTTGAACAAATGAGGAAGCAAACCTAATGTACGCAAATACCTCTCCCCTATATGCGCAAACGAGTGGGGTGCGATTACGACCTACCCCCTACTATGGGTAGCCCCCTTCGGGGGCTAAGACCCCAAGATGTTGTGGAAAGTTTTGCACCGAAGGTGCAAGGGTCTGCCCTTTTCCCTCGGACTTAACAGATTATTATTTAATCACAGATCTGTAAATACAGTATTTAGAAGGCTCCGTACATACATACATACCTACATGCGAAGAAGCCGCCGAAACCAACCCCCTTTGGGGGTTGACAAAAGGGATTTGACGACGGTGACGACGATGTGCGACAATGGAAGTGTCCTCGGGAAAGACGGGGAGCGACAGTTAGTAATAAAAAAAATAATATTTCTAAGCATGAAAGGAGAACTACCATGAACGCTAACACAACTAAGAAAATCTATGCAAACTACAACAAGAAGATGAACGGTATCGAGATTAGATACGGCTTCGGTCTGACCGAGCAGCAGAGAAACTATAACACCAAGACTCTTAAGTTAGGCTGGCACAAGACTAAGAAATACTACTACGCAAGGCTTGACAGCAAGACCGCTAAAATCTACAGAGACTATCTTGCTAAGTTAGAAGCCAAGGGCTATGAGATAGTCTGGACTGAGAGAAACGGCTCTATGAAGACTGCTACTAAGTAGTCTTTTTTAGTTTGAGATTATGGGGTTATCAGAGTGAATAACACTCTAACAGTAAAACTAAATATTAAGTGAGGTGAAAACTATGAAGACTTTAAACTTTTACGAACTGTCAGACCTTGCTATGAGTCTTGACGAACTGTTAGTTTCCGACACTACGACTGCTAAGGAATGCAAAATCTATGCTAAGGCATTGAGGCTGTACACTCCGTTGCTGAATGAGGCTATAGCAGATGACAACGACACTAAGTTTGTAGTGCCTATTCCGAAGTGGGTTAAAGGCAGACTGGTTCTTAAATAGAGCCTCACGAGATTATGGGGTTATCAGGGGAGATAACTTAACTGAATAAGGGAGTTGACTTGCCTATGGGTTATGCCGAAAGGGAAGTGACACTTAATCCTAAAGTCAACGAAAAGCATATTGTAGGTCTACGGACAGCAGGAAGTGCGGTACTACGATATGGACTGTTTAAGTGTTCGGGACTTATTCAGAATACTACGGAGCCTATTTGCGAAGATGTAAAAGGGTCTGAAATACGCTTGAAATGATACACAGCGTATGGAAGAGGTTACGGAGCAGAGTTAGGAAGGCTTACCCACCGAAGCGCTAAATGTTTATATGGTGCTTCCCTAATAGAAAGGAGAAACACTATGTACACAATGAACGAACTCAAGAAAATGTATAAGAACAAGTATTTTGCAATCCAGAAAGTTGAATCGTTTATGGCTTTTGACACTGACAAAGATGTAAACCGCAAACACCAAAAACTTTGGTGGAAACTAACAGCACAACTTGAAGATATAGATAAATATGCAAAGTTTTTCTACGGAAAGACACTCTATTGCGGTGCTCGTGGCGGAGTCCATGTTAAAGATATTTAAACAGCAATACAGGGAAGCACGATATAAGCATTTGGCTTAAATAACTATTCAGATATAAGAAAAGGAGAAAAACAATGGCTACACTTATTTATGATTACTGTGATTACATCATCACACCCGAACAGGAAGAGTTCCTTAAAGGCTACTACACTGAGGAATCCCTTAGTGCTATGCTCAATGCTTATTCAATGCAGACCTATAGAAAGTCTGAAATGCTGTTCAGAAAGTTTATCAACTGGCTTGAACTCAAAACTATATTTGCTTAATAGAAAGGAGAACCAAAATGGCTACTAACAGAACAAACACCAAGATCGCTAAAGTTATCACCAACGAAGTGAAAGGAGAAAACACTATGTCAAACAAGAACAACACCAAGAGAACCGCTAACACCAACACAACTATGAAAGGAGACATCGCTATGACAATCGCAAAGGAAATCGTAAAGAAGAACATCGCTAATGCAACTATGAAAGGAGAAGCAACTATGAACAACAACACAACACCTATGACAGCCGTTATCACTACTAACAATGCCCTTGCTGGCTATGAAATCAGATTCTCTGTAGCACCTTCTGATAAGTTCAGAGAGAAACTCGGAATCGCTCCTAAGGAAGGAGATAAGAGAAGAAAGCACTATGGCTTCAAGTTCTATAGCCACCTCGGTAATGCTTGGATAATCAAGCAGGACAAAATCACTGAAAAGAACTTCGCTGCTCTCAAGAAGGAAATCAGAGGTCTGGGATACACCATAACAGAGGAATCTGTTGAGCCTAAGGCTAAGGCTAAAAAAGCCACAAAGCCTGCTAAGAAAGATACTACTCTCGAAGTCAAAACCGCCAAAATCCCTAAGGAAGCCGACTTGGTTGAATATCTCACAAGCCTTGGCTATGTAATAGAACTTCCCAAGACCGAGGAAAAGCCTAAGAGAGGCAGAAAGCCCAGTGCCAAGAAAGCCGAAACTAAGGCTGAGCCTAAGGCTAAGAAAGAAACCAAGTCCAAGAAGCCTGCTAATAAGAAGAAAGCCACACAAAAGGCTGAAACCGTTACAGTCAGCGAAGCAGAGATGCCCTTTTAAGGAGAGCAAGCCAATGGATAAGAAAAAAGTAAAAGAAACAATAATATCCTACTTAGAGTTAATCGGAATATCTCTGTTCTTCCTCTTGGACTGGGAAATGATATTCGGGCTTAAATAGTTAATCGGGGAGTCGCAAGACTCCCTTTTTGTTAATAGAAAGGAGCAATAAAATGGACGACTACACTGTAATTTGGGGATTCAGAACTGGACACAGATACTCAGTGATTATGCCTACCGAAAACAGTCTAATATTCTGTGGATTCTGTGAGAGCAAAAAAGATGCGGAAGCATTGGCTAAAAGCGTACAGGGCATTATTCTGCACGACACAAGATTTGCTAAATAGTTTAGTTGGCACTCGAAAGAGTGCTTTTTATATGGCAGTCAGTAAAGACTTAAAAATCAAAGGAGAAGAAAATGCTAATCACAAAAGAAACCATTATTCAAGAAATCCAAGAAAAGTTGGGAGAGTTTGCAGAGCCGTATGACATATATGCCGTTAATCCATTATGGGCTTTGCCGTGGAGAGCCGAAGCAGTTGTAGATAAATATATGGCTGCTTTACCGTATAGTTTCAGAAGACTTCCCAACGAATTACCGCTATCAGGTCTGATAGAAAAAATTGCTGAGGCATTTGCAAGCCCTGCATTTACCGATGAATCACTTGGCATTAAATTCTATCGGCATGTAAGGTTTAACCTCAGCAATTCCACCGACAATGATAGGCTCGATACTTTCTACTTCACTGAGTCCGATGCTGATGTTGTCGATGCTTATACTGGCGAAATAATATCACCTAATACAAGAGTAGTCAAGTACAATGACGGTTACACTCAGATAACCAATCTTGACTCGTCATTCTATGTATGCCGTGACTGTGGAAGGCTTCTAACAAGCACTGAGCACGACTATTATGGAGACTATTACAGAGTTTGCGATGAATGCTTCGATGAAGGTGGCTGGGCTATTTGCGAACACTGTGATGAAACAGTTCCAGACGATGAGACATATAGTGTCTATACACGCAACGGTGAAGAATACTGGTGTGAAGGTTGTCTCGATTCCGCATTCCACTGTGATGACTGTGGCGACTATTACAGCGAGGACGACTTCAGCCCTATAGAAACGGTATACGGCGACTATATCTGCCCCGACTGTGCTGAAAACGATTACCAAATCTGTGATAACTGTGGTCGTGCTGTTCCCGAAGGAGATGGCTACTATAATGACGAGGAAGATACATTCCTCTGCGATGCTTGCCACAGACGAGAGATGAACAGATTCGTCCACTACATAGAATCATATCATAGCCACCACAACAACTATAATATGTCTTTTGGTGAAGGCAACAAGCGAATAGGCACTGAGTTAGAAGTTGAAGGTGCTGGTAAGTCCGCCAAAGAGTTGCATGAGATGGCAGGATTGATAATCAAGATGTTCACTGACGAATGTGGTCGCACTCATCTCTACTGTGAGAATGACGGAAGCCTTAATGGTGGGTTCGAGAATATCACAAATCCTCACACCGTTGAAGAGTATTACAAGTTGCCTATTAAAGAAATGCTTCAGACATTGATTGATAACGGCTACACATCTCACAATAATGGTCGCTGTGGCTTACATATCCACTTCTCAAACGAGTGGTTCGGTGATACTTGGGAAGAGATAGACGACAATGTTGCTAAGGTAGTTCACTTCTACAGTGCCAACTATGAAACGCTATTCAAGTTATCAAGAAGAACAGAGTCCAATGCTCATTGGGCAAGGAGATTCCCTGTCAACGACTTTGATGATGCTAAAACAACGAAGGGCAATTCGGTAGGACACGGAACAGCCGTCAACTTACAGAATATGAACACCATTCACACTGTAGAGTTCAGACTCGGCAGAGGCACACTCAACTATGACTCCTATATGGCTTGGATAGATATTCACATCGCCATAGTGAAGAACTCAAGGATAGTGCCTAAAGGCAACACCGATTTGAATGAATGGCTGTATGGCATCAAGGAAGAAACAAAAGAATATATCAAGAGAAGAGCAGACATCGAAATCGTCGATGTAGAAAGAGAGGTAATCTAATGTGTATCATCGTTTATAAGCCCGCTGGAGTCAAGTTCCCCAATGATGAAATCATCGAAAACTGTTTCAACCATAATTCCCACGGAGCAGGGTTTATGTATCCTGCAAGTGATGGAGTACATATCCACAAAGGATTTATGTCTCTGAAAGACTTCAATGAAGGCATTAAGCCTTATAAGTATCTGACAGATACTCCAATAGTAATGCACTTCAGAATATCAACACACGCAGGAGTTATTCCCGAAATGACACAACCGTTCCCTGTTACATCTAAAACCAAGAAACTCAAGAGACTTGATACAATGGGTCAAGTTGGTGTCGCTCATAATGGTGTCATCAGTATGACGAATGATGCCAAGACAATATCCGATACCGCTCTGTTCATCAAGAGATATATGAGTTATCTAATCAAGGATTCAGAATACTATAAAGACCCTCGAATCGCTGAGATGATAGAGCAGATGATAGGCTCTAAGATGGCTGTGCTAAGCACTGATGGGCATTGTGAGTTGCTCGGAAGCGGTTGGCAGGAAGATGGCGGTATATGGTATTCCAATACAACTTATAAGTCCTATAAAAGTTACTCCTTTCAAGGCAAAAGCGCAGCCTACCAAGGGAGCAACTACTACGGCGGTTACTACGGTAGTTCCTACGGAAATTACTACGGCTCAAAATACCAAATCTGGGACGATGATGACTACGACGACTACAACTGGGAAGGCTACCTTGACTCAAAGACTTGGGATTCATACCTTGAGAAAAGTAATCTCAGCCCTGAGGAAGAGGATATGTACTACGACTTGCGAGAAGAATGCGAAGACAGAATAGCAACTAAGGGCGCATCGTGCTACGCCTGTAGAGAAGTTTGTAATTGCTACGCAGTTTAAAGATAATGTGCTGACCTATCGGCAATACGGGGAGAAAGAGGTACAAAATGTTGCATATCGTATTTGAGTATTGTGATTCCTATTCAAACTGGGAATGGAGAAGACAAGAGTGTACAGTCAGTTCAGTCGAAAAGTGCAAGGAGATATACGGCTTAGGAATCGACTGCGATTACAGAATTATAAGTGTTGAGGAGGTAGAAAAATGAACGGATTAACAGTAAAGCAATTAGCAAAGTTTTGCCTTGAGCAAATCGAAAAAGGTAACGGCGATAAGGTAATACAGATTACCCAAGACGATGAAGGGAACGGCTATCACACACTCTTCTATCAGTTTACTGACGATGTTGATGAGATAATTGCTTGCGAAGAGTTTGGTATGTTCCACGACAGAATTGATGTAAACAACACTATATTATTAGGCTAAGAAAGGAAACAATAAATGGGCGATAAATTAAATATAAATGAGTTAAGAGAAGATATTGCAAAGCACTTAGAGGTTATATCGGTTGAACGACGAATGGCTAAAGACCTCGGATATGATGTGCTATCACTGGATAAATTCATAGCGGAAGAAGGTGCTAAACAAATCAACAGGTTCGATACTATGTCGGTTGAAGAATTGATGAGTTATATGATCGCTGACATAGCCGATATGCTTGATACTATCAAGTCTGTATAAACTAATGGGGGGCTTAATGCCCCCCTCTTTCATTTCTCAACAAATTTTCTAATCTTATATCTTATTCTTCGTACCATTCTGTACACCGAAGCCCTTGATATATGCGCTTTATATGCTATATCCTCTATCGCAAAGTGGCTACGGAATCCTTTGATAAAGTAATACTCTGCCACTATTTTTTCTGTCTTATCTAAACACCCAAGGTATTTATCCACCCTCTCAAAATACTCGTTCAAATCGTCTATCTTAGCCCTTATATCGGCTATCTTTTCAACGGCTGTCTCTACTTGAGAACTTGGTAAACCGCCAGTTACTTTTGGCTTGGCATAATCCATTCCACCTTGAGAGCAAGCCTGTGCCAAATCCCATTCCAAATCTCGAAGTTTTCTCTTGTTCGCCTTGTAGTCTCTGAAAAATCCATCAACATCGAATTGCATATAGTCTTTCATTTCAACCACCCCTTATACAGTTTCATCCAATCGTCAAGTGCCATCGTTACATAAGTCTTTGTTCTGTTCCGCTTGTGGAATACGCAAGGCATTTCATCCTCGTTGGCGTCCCTCTCTGCTTGTTTAATCGCTTCGTAAAGGTTTAATCTCTCTACGTGTTTTGCTTCTATATGGATATGGGGAAGACCAACTACATCATCAGCCTCCCCCTGTTTTCCACTATACTGAACGCCACGTCTTGCTTCTGTAAAGCCATATTCTCTGAATATCTTGGCTAACTCTCTTTCGTATCGGTTGCCTTTCTGTTTAGAATTGATTTTTCCCATTCTTAAAAACCACCGTTTCTGAATCCTTGGCTATCGTATATTCCGTCTCTGTTATGTTATATGAATTTAAATTCCCATCATCCGCCTCTCCTTTCTTTTGAGCCATCCTAATGGAGTCCATAAGTTCCATATACGCTCTCCACTTATCGAACTCGTTGAGAAACTCCAATAACATAGGGTCGTTTTCGTCTATCTCTATTATTGGGCAATCGGCAGAATTATCGTACCCGTATTCTCCCCAATGGTCACAAGCCGAATTGTCACATTGGAAACAGCTCTCGGGTCTATCCATATTAGGTATTACTATCATCGTCCTCACCTTTACATTCTATTAAGTCCTCTCTTTTAATCCAATACCTACGAAGTATATATCCTTCTTTGTCGTACTCTGTGACGAACAACTTATTGGTATAATCGGATACCTTTAAGTTTTTAATCTTCCATACTCCCATATCATTCACCTCTCTACGAATACCCTTGTAAACCCCTCTTCATCCATTAGCCTTATGACTTCTACATCATCGGTATCGGGATAGTCGATTATCAAGGTCTGATTATCTCTTATGATGGTGGTATCCTTGGCTTCATTGATAGCCTTATACACATCCTCTGCCTTATAAAGCGGTACATCGTCCTTGCCGTTAGCACCCTCTACTAACTTACCATCGTGAACGTGATACCAAGTTGTTTCTTCTATGGCGTTTATGAGTCTGCTTCTGGATAAAAGGTCACTTTCCCTTGGCTCATACTCACAGTCCCATTTGGTGCATCCACCCGCTTTGTTGTGGACACACTTGTCACAGTCTCTGTCTTCCCAATGCACTCCAAACATTTCGCTCTCCTTTCAAAAACTTACAAAATGTATTTTCCTTTAGTTTTTACCCACCCCTACCCTTCCACGTTGAATCAGAACGGAATATCTTCGTTGATTTCCGTAAATGATACTTCGGGCATTGTTGCCTGTATCTCTTCGGTCTTTTCGACTTTCTTACCCTGTAACTTCTTGATTTCATCCACGTTTACATCCGTGGTATGCACCGTTGTTCCATCACTTTTCTGATAAGAGCCAGTTACGATATGACCTCTGATTTCTACAAGGTCGCCTTTTGATACGTACTGTGTGCAGAAGTCTGCCTGCTTACCGAATACGGTAATGGGTATGAAGTCTGTTTTCTTGTTGTCTCCAAAGCCACTGTCTACGGCTATATTCGTCTTGGCTATGGTTGTTCCTGTCTTTGAAGTAAATGTCTCAAAGTCCTTTGTTGTTCTTCCAGATATGATTGCTAAATTCATTCTACTTCCCCCTCTTCCTGCAAATTTAGTGTGGTGAATATGTCTGGGCAGATGAACCTGCCATCGTAAGCGATTGTTGGTATGTCGTAATTCGCAGCGATGTCCACCTCTGATTCAACGCCGTGGTATTCGTAATTCGGATAACAATATACAACATAGTCCGCATCCCCAAGCCACGCTATGCTTCTACCAAGGGCTACAAATCTCGGCACTTCTCTGTTCTCTTTGTTGTATGTCGGTAACACCTGACATTCTTCTCCAAGCATTATCTCCGTCATCTTCCACATCTTGTTGATTGATTCTCGAATCTGCTCGTCAGTTCTGCCCTTCATCGGCACACTGATATAAAGTTTTTTCATTCTGCTTCTCCTTCCATATTTCTTGAAACTCCACTGATTCCTTTGCTTTATCTATGTTGGCTAATAGCCTTAAGCACGTTCTGATTTCCCTTGTGACAGCCACTCTCATCCTTGTAAGGGAATCTTGGTGTACTGTCTCTTCGTCTCTGTAATCGTTTCTTATCTGCCCTAAAGCCCTTAACACATCCTTTTCATCATCTGCCACTTGACCGACTAAAAAGTTCAGTGCGGCTACCAGTTCCTCGTTGCTCATAAAGAAAGCGAACTCGCCTTTACCGAATCGGATATTCCGTAGTGACAGGGATAAGGCATCAATCATCACGTCTTCGTCTTCAACTAAAGTTTCCATCAATTCTCTCGGTGTCATCATCATCGTCTCCATAAATCTCATAGACTGTCTTGCTTACCATTTCGAGAACGCCCTCGACATTCCCCGATACACATAGTGTTGCGTGGTTATTATCACAGTCGGCTATCCCGATTATGATAGACATATTATCCTCGTTGATTTCTCCGTTTGTGTTGCCTACTTCTTCGGCTAATTTTCTGATTCTTTCGTATAATTCTTTCACAGTACATTCCCCCTTATATATGGTCTTCTATCAGTTCGATAACTTCGTCTTCCCGAAGCCCTAATGTCTTCGCATAAAGTCTGATGAATCCATCTAAAGCCTTGTTAAACTCTTCTCTGCAATCATCACATAATCCATTTACGCTTGGCTCTCCACAGACCTTGCACTTAACGGCTGTCTTGAAGCCCCAGTCTCCACAGTTGGGACAACTGTCTTTTTCCTCTTCTAAGCCCTTAACAGGCTCTTCAAATATTGCTCCGCAATTTTCACAAATATACATTTCCATTCTCCTTACTTGTATGTCGCTCTGAATCTCTTGGCTTTACCGCTTTCGTACTTGGTACACTCATCACCAGCAGGGCAACCTCTCCGTTGGAATGTGTCGAGTATATACACACAGGCAAGATTGCCCTCGTCCTTTATCAGTCCTGTTACATTGGTGTGGTGCTTACAAGTCTTACACCTTGCGGTACACTTCGCTATTTTCTGTACTGCCATAACGGACACTCCTTTAACTTGCACCTTTCGGCTTCGGTCTTACTGTCTCCCGAACATTCGTAGCAGTATTTCTTGATGGCTCTCTTAAGTCTCTTGACTTCCGTTTCGTGTTTCACGTCTTTCATATCATCGCCACCTCTCTGAATACCATTTGTGATGGAGTGAACAGTATGCTTGTCTCTCCCACGTCTCCGTCTCTCTGTTTAGCAAGGTCTAATACCATTGGTCTTGTGTTCTCCCAGTCATACTGGCTTGGGTCACGCACCTTATCCTTGTCTAACTTATGGAGCAGAATCACGTTATCCGAATCTTCTTCGATACTACCCGACTCCTTTAGGTTAGCCATAGTAGGCTTGATGTTATCCGCACTTCGGTTTATCTGACAGAGTATCAGTATGGCTACATTCTCCTGCATCGCTATCCTCTTAAGGTTGGATGTCATATATGAGAACTGGAGTCTTATATCCTTAAACGGAACGCTTGCTCTCATTTGAGTCAACTGGTCTATCACTACGAGATACGGTTTCTCTGCCTTTATGGTAGATTCTATAGTCTCTATCCGTCCTTCGCCCTCATAGACCTTGAACCTTCCCGACTTATCCATTTCGTTGATATGGTCGATACCAAGGTAGTAGCGGTCTGTGTCCTTTATCTTGCCTGTCTGAAACTCTTTAGCCGTTAGGTACTTGTTCATTACAAGGAGTCTACCGAAACTCTGATTAGCACTCATTTCCAAGGGGAAGTACAGTACCTTTGCTCCCTGCTTCCACGCACCGTAGGCTATCTGTAAAGCGAAAGCCGATTTACCTACAGATGGTCGAGCCGCTATTGCTGTTAGTTCTTTTCTCTTGATACCTGCGGTAAGATTATTCAGTGAGGGAATCATATCCCACTTGATAGTTTCTCTGTTCGCCCTCTCGTCTATCTCTTTAGCAAGGGCTACCGCAGGCTCTTCTGCTGCTTTAGCATCCCCGAATCTCACAGAGTCAAAGTATTCTATCTTTGCTTTTATGGAGTCGAGGTCGCTCATATTTGCTATGTCTCTTTTTATCTGGACTTCCATCATTCTCTGGAAGGACTGTCTGTAGAGAGTCTCGGAGCGAAAGGTGGTCATTTCTGCCAGTTCCGATAAGTTCCTTAACTCTCCACCTATATCAAGCATCTTCTTGCCTTGTTTCAGTCCTCTTACGATTTCAGTTCTAACAAAGTCACTTTCCTTTACGTACTTAAGGTCTTCAAGATGTTCTCCTCTTAACCAAGTGCCAAGTAATACTGTCTCAAAATCGTTCATCGGTGAAGCACAAGTCCTTTCCCAAAATCGTATAATTCTTCTTCTTTATTATCTTTAGATGGTGTGAAACCGTGTGTGGTTTGGTGTGTGGTTTTTTTGACCGCCGAAGCCGAAACCCCAGTGTTTTCAAGGGTTGCGATGGAATAATGGTGTGTGATTTGCTGTGTGATTTTGTGTGTGGCTACCAGTCTCTTAATCGCAGTTCTGACTTTGTTCTCCGATATATTCAAGGCTTTTGCTATTCCCCTATAAGAGAATACTGTCTGACCTTTCTTGATTACTCTGCCATCGGATAAAGTTGAATCTGCAAGATTTGAAGTAGCCATTAAGTACAGCAACACCTTTAAGGCGGTAGGATTCTCGTCTTGGTATATATCCCAATGGATTAAATCCCTATCCACTTTGAACCATAAACCGCTCATTATTCTTCGGGTATCGTTACCCTTACGTACCCTGCCCTACCTTTCTTCTGTTTAGGCTTGAGGTAATGCTCATAGAGTTTAGGGTTATCCTCTTCAAAAGCCTTTTCATCAAACTTCAGTTCCACACTATCTTCGCCATCTGGCACAAGGGTTATCTTCATTCCACTATTGGTTATAAAGGACTTGATACCACGTTCCTGCATAAGACTCTTGAGATTATCCTTGAGGCTCTTGTATTCCTCTTCAAGTTTCTTAAACGCCTTTAACTGTGTCTCAAGCACCATCGCCCTATCAGCCATTTCGACTATTTCAGTAGGCTGCAAGTCTTCATCGGTCAAGAACGGATTACCTTTCATCTTGGCAAGGTCTTGTCTGAATCTGTCTACCTGTCTTAAGACTTCTCCAAGCAAGTCCTCATAGTCGGCTATGTTTATGCGGTAGATGTGAAGTCTCTTGTGCTTGAACTTCGTACTGTAGTCTTCGGGTCTTTCATAGACCGCCAACATACCGTTCTCCTTGCCGTACAACTTCATATAAAAGAGCAACTGTACTAAATAAGACTTGTACTGGTCTACATTCTTGTGTATAATTGAGGTGGTTTTGATTTCGAGAATAGTATCTTTATAGAGTCCATCGCAGTTGCCCCTTAAATCTTCCACGATTTTTACAGTAGGGACGAACTCGCAGTCGTACTTTGTATTGATATATTCTCGAATTTTTTCTTCCATTTCGTTGCCGTATTCGATTTGTGGGGATGTGTACTCTGTTGCATATCCATCACCTCTCGGTTCGGCTTTTTCTTTTAGTAATTGCCACCTTGTCTTGAAGGGGCTTATACCCATTAGGATGGGAATATCGCTACCGCCGATATACTTATCACGGTCTTTGATTACGCTATCTGACTTCACTCTTCTTCAACTCCTCTAATGCTTTAGCAAACTGTTCTTCAGTTGCGTTCCTGTCGAGATTGAATCCTGTTGCTACCATAGTCATATCTATGTCGTGCTCCTTACAGTATTCAACCAACTCGTCTCTGTGGGTTCTTTTCTTTGCAGGTGGCGTGGTCTTCTTCTCTGCGGTCTTCTTACTGTAACCCCACGAATAAATCTCGTTGCCGCCTTTGTCTACTATAGACAGTTTGGACACCACTCTTTTCTTTTCGACTTCCTCGTACTCAATGTTCTTGACTCTTATGCCTTGGAACTGATAAGGGTCTTTGAGTTCGTAGCCTTTGCCACTCTGTTTCCTTTGTGTCTCTGCTTTTATGAAGATGAACGGTGATTCGTAGAGTTCCCTGCCGATGCCCCAGTTAGTACACGCTCTCTTGAAAGAATCACTTGCCAGACCCTTTTCGGCTTCGGTATTGGACTCTGTTCCAGTATCTTCCTTGCTTATCCACTCACATTTCTCGTTATCCCACAAAGACACTACGCAGTTTGCATTGTCTCTTAAGTGGTGTCTCTGCCAGTTCATAGCACCTACTGTTTCGTCAAGTATGGACATATCCACTCTTGCGTTCTTGTACAGTAGGAATGTTGCCCCACTTGATGTTACCGTTCCTACACGGACGTCTATTTCGTCTGCTCTTAATGCTCTGAAATTCAGTTCCACTACTACTCACCTCTCTTCGGTCTAAAGAACAGTACGTTGTCTTCAACCCAACCTTCATACTCTCTACAAGATTTTGTTCTTGACAGTATTTCTATGTTGAAGTTTGTCGATGTAATCTGACCTGCACTACCACCAACACTGTGTACGGTTATCAGACCTACCTTGTCGGGTACTAACACAAATGTTTCTCCTCTTCCACGAAGGTTTACCCTTTCCTTGTCTTTCCATCCAAGTGCTTTCATAAATCTTGTAGGAATGGTGAATCTGCGTTTGTCTGCACTGATTTTGATAAGGCTATCCATATTACGTGAGCCGTTGACTTCGATGAGTTCAAACCCATCTAATAAGTTTGTTCCTAACATTTCCTTCTCCTTTTCCGAGTCTGTTTTTTGACTCTTGTTCTGTGATACTTTTGAATCGGTTGAAACTTTTTACCACGTAACTCCCCGATTCCAGTTACGCTACTCTCGCCTGTAATTAACTAACTTGCTGACAGTTAAGGGTGTATGAAATTGTGAGGTCTTTAAAAAATAATTATCCAGTTGAGCATTGATTTGGGGTTCAACTGCCAGCAAGTCGGCAATATCCGTAAAGTAAGTTACTTGAGCAAAGTATAAATATTAACGCCAAGAACTTTAGACACCTTTAAAACATTTTCGGCAGAAGGGTTTCGGGTATCCCAGCGCCTAATGACACCGTGACTAAGACCCGCTCTCTTCTCGATTTGTGATAAAGATAGACCTTTACGGTCAGCGATTTCTTTAACATTCATAAGAATATTCATAACCGCATATAGACAAGAGGCGACAAATCCGTTGACATCCGGCGACATTTCTTCTATAATATATTTCCCTAAAAACCATCAAGTCTCCCTTGATTCGACGGCTTCTGTCGTCATCTTGCATTATCATTGTAACGCATTTTGTCGTCACTGTCAAGGGGTCTTTTGAAATTTTTTTGAAAGGAGTGAGACGATGAAACTCTATGACAGAATCCTTATGCTTTGCAACGAGCGTGGAGTATCGGTGAGAAGCGTTGAAAGGTCTTGCGGTATGAGCCACGGAGTTATCCGCAGATGGAACGATAGGATGCCGAGCGCTGACCGAGTAAAAAGGGTAGCCGATTATTTTGGTGTCACTGTGCCTTTTCTTCTCGGAGAGGGGCTTGACAGAGATGCCGAGTATTACATCGACCCCGAAGTATCTCGCATCGCACAGGATATGAAAGACCGCCCCGAACTTAAAGTTCTTTTTGATGCTTCGAGAGACTTGTCCGAGACTGACATTGAATTTGTACTTGATATGATAGAAAGGATGAGATGATGATTTGTGATTATGAGGAACTCCCTTATAAAATAAGAGGGTTTGTGAGGGAAACCTGTGAGCCAGACGGAGATTATTATACGATTGTATTGAACAGTAGGCTTTCGTTTGAGCAACAGCAAAAGACATACTTACACGAAATGGAACATATTGAAAACGATGATTTCAGAAAGGAGAATGTTAACGAAATAGAAAAGATAAGACATAAATGATTGCTCCGCTATGCACTGGAAAGGAGCGAATATGACATTAAATGAATGGGCTGAAACTTGTGTGTCAGTCTACAAACCGAATCTTATCCGTGGAACGAAATACTATTCAACATATCATAATCGTTTGAAGAATTGCGTGTTGAGGTATCTCGGTGATATGGAAATGGAAGATATACTTCCTATCGACTGTCAAAAGTGCATTAACAATCAAATCGGTAAATCTGCATTTCAGATAAACCAGACGAAGCAAATGATGTGCTTCCTTTTTGAGAAGGCTATAGATAATAATATAATAAGAAGGAACCCTGCGAGGAACATCGCCAAGCCAGTCGGCACATCCACATCAAGAAGGTCGTTATCCAACTATGAACGTGAAGCGTTTCTTGAAGCAGTCAAAGACCCTATTTATTTGCCTTTTGCTTTTATGTATTATTGTGGCTTAAGACCAGCAGAAGCAAGGAATATCAAAGAGTCTGACTTGATAGAGATAGCAGGTGTGCCTGCCCTTCACGTTAGGGGTACAAAGACTAAAAACGCTGTAAGAGATGTTCCTCTGCCAACCAATTTATCTATCTTGATAGAAACCTCGCTGAAATCGGCAAATAGAGGCTCTGATGGGTATATCTGCCATATAAGCGAGAAGACTTTGAAGAGAAGATGGAAGCCTTTAAAGAAAGCGATGGGTAATGCACCCGACCTTGTACCCTACTGTTTCAGACATACATTCTGTACTGATTTGCAGAAGAAAGGTATAGATGTGAGAGTCGCACAGAAGTTAATGGGTCACTCCAAGATAGATTTGACAGCCACTATATATAGTCATCTGGATGAGGATTTGTTTACCATAACATTTGAACAGTTGAACGCATAAAAAAAGAAGCCCAAACCCCTTGAGGAGTAAGGACTTCCCTTAAAAAAACCTATTGGTGGAGCGTAGGGGATTCGAACCCCTGACCCCCACACTGCCAGTGCATCAAAATATAGTATAGTTTACAATAAAAACACAAGATATAGTGCATAGCGAGTAATGAAAAGAGGGGGGCATTAAGCCCCCCATAAATTATTTAGCCTTTCCATTTTCCGTAAGGTGTCTTCTTCCAACCTTCATCGTTCTGTGCAAGATACCACAAGCAAGCCTGCTGTTCCCTACTCAGACCATACGCCTGTGTGAGATATTCTATAGCATTGATTGCTTCTTCCTGTCTAACAGTGCCATTGTCATCGTTTGACTTGTCTGCGTTCTGGAATGCTTTCAGTGCCTTGCTGTAAAGGTCGTCAGATACAACTCTTCTTACATTGTCGCTTCGCCTATCGTCTGCTCTTACTCTGAAACGGCTATCGAAATCTCTTTCAGATTCGGTCATATCCTTACGAGCCTCGGCATCCTTCATCATCTGCTCAATGGTTTTACCATTTTTCTTAGCATTTAATGCACGCTCCCAAGTTTTCTCGTTAATATTCTTGTTGAAGGTCTGAGCCTGCTCAAGAGTAGTGATTCCGTTTGAGGCAAGTATGAAAGCCTTTTCTGCGGTAGTAAGAGATTCTCCAGAGTTCCTCTTAACTTCGTTATATGTAGAAGTCAATGAGTTGTAAGCGGTTGCCCACTTCTGTTTGCTTATATCAAGAGTCTCGTCATATTTCTCACGCTGTGACGAATCAAGAGCATAGAAGTCTGGTGCTGAAGCATATTCCTTGCTGACCTTTGTGAGGTATTCTTTCTTGCCTTGAAGATTTGCTTCGTCATAGACATTCTGTATCATCTTGCGCTTCTCATCATCAGATGCGTTTTTATATGCCGTTGTCTTGAATAACTTATCGAGTCCGTTATACTTAGCCTGTCCTACAGTCTTCTTGTACTGGGTAAACTCAGCAGGTGTCATCACATATTCCTTGCCGTCAAACTCCTGCTTGAATGCATTGGTATTAACAGTTGGAATGATGCTATCTTTATTTTCCTCGTCAAGTTTCTCATACAGGCGCTGTATCTCGGTGTCTACTGGAGTAACATTCTTCTTTGAGATATACGCAGGAGAGAGGAAGTTTTCTAATGCGCTTAATCCTTTGTTGTCGTTTGCTTCGACTCTGCCCCACTGGTCTACATAGTCCTGCGAAAGACCATTACTTAATGGAGTTTTGTTTATTATCTTGCCTAACTGTTTCTCAACTTCTCTCTGAAGCGGATTGGTCGCAGTAGATAACGCTGTCTTTCTGTTCTGATTTACAAATGCCCTCGTGAACTGACCAGATAATGTAGGTACATACTGAGATACGTAGTTGAAAGCGGCGTTCTTAGCAATAGTTGCTATACCCTTTTCACCCTGCATAGCGGTGTTGAATGTGTTCTCTATACCCTGTAACATAGACATCTCGAATACTGGATTTGTCATATTGGATAAGGCATCTATGAACGTCCATACATCTCCGCCAGTCTCGGTGTTCGCTCCTGCTTCAACTCCTACGAAGAACGGCATAGACATCGGTGCTACCCAGTCAAGAGTAATAGATGTATCTCCAATGGTAACCGCATAGTCCTGCGCACCAAGTGTTTTGTCATAAGCGACCTTCTTGTTGTAATCTCCAAGAGAGCCGTTAACGAATCCCTTATTGCCAAGATAGAAGCCTAAAGCCAATACTCCAGTACCAGTCAGACCATTAGCGAAGTACCCAATTCCTTTAAGCAACTGATCCGCATCCTGCGCCCTTACGATGTCATATATTCCTCTCGCCACACCAACAGGTGAATATTCAAGAGTACCTCGTTTGAGGATGTTTAGAGGTGTCTTAACGAAAGGCACAGTTGAATCCATAAGGAAACCAGTAGCAGTTTTGCCAGCCGCTACAAGACCACTATCTTTAGACGTTGGCTTAAGGTTTCTTCTGAATTTACTTAATGCTGATGCCAACTGGTTAGGGTCACGGTAGGTTGCCTTAAGAGCCTCGTTCTCTGCGTATTTGCTGGCTTTCTCTGCTATCTCAGATGTTATCTGTGAGGCTTTGATTCCATGGGCTTTCATATACTGAGCATAAGCACTCCTGTAAGTAATTCCCATATACATCTTATCTGCGCCTTCAAGCAAATCGGTATTCTTCTTTGATAACCAATTCAGATGCTTACCAGTAAATACAGGAGAGTCAAAGGGTCTTGCCATATCGAAATACTTAGAAGAAGCAGAAGCCATAGCGGCGTGATGTTCTTTAAAACTTTCAGCACCAGCCTTGATAAGCGCTCTGTCATCAGCATTTAACCTGTTAAGAATGGCGTGGTTTCCATTATTACCGCCTAAGGATTTGAGTCTCTTCGATAAACCTCTTTCAACAACGGTTGCAAAACTATCAGAAATAACCCTTGCAGGGATGAACAAAGCATTACCTAAGTGATTCCTTATATGGGTCTTAGGATTGCCAAGCATCGCAAGGTATCTCCAAGCATTAGCCTTCTCAGCAAATGACGGTGGTATCTGATTCCATACATCAAGTTTGAAGGCATCCATCGCCTTGGTTATTTCGCTCTCGGTCTTGGCGTTGTAAATCGCTTCGATAAGTTTGTCGTTGATTTTTATATTCTTGGCATTGTTTTCTTTGGCGATTTTCCTTGCAACTGTTATGGCTGAATACGCTCTGCCTGCTGGAGTTGTCTTATAATGCCATCTCTGGAACGCCAGTACCTGCGCAGCATTAGTTATTTCTGGCTGGCTCATAGCATATAACTCATCGGCTTTTCTGAACTCGCCAATCTCGTCATAATGTTGTGCCGCCATAAGAAGGTCTGCGTTATCCTGCTTGGTGAACCTTTCTCCGTTCTGAATCTTGTGGGTAACAGCCGATACAGTTCCCTCAAAGTCCTCTTCGATATTCTTCTTAGCCTGTGCAACAACCTTCTCATCAGTTAAGACTTCCTTTATGTATCCTTGGTTGGTTTCACGCCTCTTTATTATAAGTCTCTTTGTTTCTGGGGCTATATCTTCTGAGTTGAGATATGTTTCCCAAGTCTTACTGGTATCGCTTCCTCTGAATTTCTTAATGGCTTCTCCAGCCTCATCTAAAGCATCTCTTGCATCTGTGCCTTTGAATCTTTCGATTACATCCTTGAACTTTGAATTAAGTTCTAATTTTTTTTTAGGATTTCCAGATACTTTCTGCCCTTTAGGGAGTTCACCTTTGACTTTCTGCTTAGCCTTTGCTCCGCCTCTTCTCACGAAGTTCGGTTCGCCTTTCTTTGGAAGCGAATCTGATGCGGTGAATGTGTAAGTGCCACCCTTATAATCTGCGAAGGTCGTATCGTAAGAGGATGTCTTTGATGAAGGAGCATCTACTATAGTTGTGGTTGCATCGGAAACTGATGACTTAGGCTTTATCCTAAGGTCTTTAACACCTCTTTCGCCTATGTCCTCTATTTTGTATCCCTTTGCTTCAAGTATCCTTGCAAATGATGCTTCTGTTCCTGAGTAATCTAACTTTGAATACGCAATTTCTAAAGACAGCCCTCTTTCGCCTTCGTACGTCGTTTTACTTATTCCAGACAACTCAGAAAAATATCTATCTATTTTTTTATTGTGACGATTAAGCCAGTCTTCTTCATCTCCAGATAAGTCAGCCTTTGTCACTGGCTTTCTTTCTTTAGGGGCTGTTTTTTCGTTTACTGCTTCCGCAGATGTTTTAGGAGCATCATATTCAACCTTCGATGTAGTTACGTCAGAAGATGGTTTCTCCTCAGAAAAGAATGCTTTGCCCTGCTCTCTGTCTACACGGTAGCCTTTTGCCTCGGCATCATCTAAAAATGTTTTAGGGGAGATGTCAGTACCTTTAACGGCTGTTTTTGCATCGGTGCCACGTGACAAGAAATCGGGTTTCATTTTAAGGTACTTTTCGATAAGTTCGTCAGTAGTTACTTTGTCGAATTTTGACCTTACTTTTCCGCTAAGAACATCGTCTATCGCCTTGATTAACTCCTGCTTCCTCATTTTGGTAGCACCTTTTACGCCAACGTTTTGGCTACCGTATGTTCTCATTGGGTCAAGGTCTAAAGTGCGCCAATCTTTTTTGCCATCTCTAACTGACTGTAAATCTTCTTTATATTTCTGCGCCTTCTGCTGTTTCTTATTAGGCAGTTCCTCTTTCTTGGGTACGGATTCCGTAGCCGCTTCTACATTTACTTTCTTGCCCTGCGGTAGTTTGCCCTGTGCTTTCGTTTCTGTGCCATTAGGGAAAAGGCGGTCTAAAGTCTCCTGTGGGGCTTTACCA